TTAAAATCTGCACAAAACACAGACGACGAAGAAGAACTAGAAATGGACGATGATACGTTCGAATTATAATAACAATTAAAAAACAATAAATATGGCAATACAAAGTAATGCAAGTACAGAAGAAGTAGTAGGTGGAATTAAAACCTATTCAGGTTTAACTAATGTAAAAGTTATGGCAGTAAATCCAACAATGGCGGAATTACATGCAATGGATATTAATGTTAAACAAGAACCTAATTATAAAGTAGAATTTAGTGGAGAAGAATATAATAAAATTGTATTCTGGTTATCTAATGAAGATGGTAATTTTAAATTAGAAATACTAATGCAAAATAAACCAAAGGTATCTCAAAATGGTAAACATCAATGGATGAATGCTATTGGTCAATCTACATGGTCTGAAGAAGCACCTACATACGAATGGTGGAAGAAAGAAGGAGAGCGTAAAGCTTTCACAGGCGAAGAAACTCTTATAAATTTTGTTAAAGCATGGGCTAACGTAGCATCAGGAGATCAAGTATATTTTGATACTATGCCTGCAATAGCTAATGGAACTTTACCAGAAGTTAAAGAATTAGTTAAATCTTTAGCTAATAATGAAGTTAGAGTGCTTATTGGTGTAAAAGATGATAAATATCAACAAGTGTATACAAAATACTTTGGTAGAGTAAAACCTCAACGTGATGATTTATTTATTAAAGCGCTTAATGATGATTATGGATCATTTAATGCTGACTTTAATGCAGATCTTAAATGGGGAACACACGTTGCTACAGCTACACTAGTTACTCCTGATACAATTAATGAAGATGAAGATTGGACAGGAGAACCTGCTAAGACTAATAGTGTTACAGCTGACGATCTTCCTTTCTAATGCCTATTAAGAGTAGAGACAGCAATGATCATTTACATACTAGTGTCATACTTGGTAAAATTACCGAGTATGACATTTTTATGTATTATATACCAAGTTTTAAAGAATTAGGTAAAAAGTTTAAAAGTGAACTTAGAGAAGACAATTCCCCTACAGTTTATATAACTAGTTATAATGGTAAATTATTGTATAAAGATTTTGGTAATTCAGATCATGTTTTTGATTGTTTTAATTATGTTAAACATAAATATGGTTGTTCTTTTATTGCTGCTTTACGAATTATTGATTGTGATTTTAATTTAAGATTAAGTGCTAATACAAATGAAGTTAAATTTACCATGGGATACATGGCATATAGACAAAAAAATAAACCTAATTTAATAAAACCAGAAGTTATAATTAGAAAGAAAAAGCGACCGTGGACTAAAGAAGATGCAAAATTTTGGAGTAAATATTTGGTAAGTAAAAAAATATTAACTAAGTTTGCGGTCGAACCAATAAGTCATTTTTGGATAAATAATAATAGATTTACTTGTAAATCAATTACTTATGCATTCAAATTTAAGAATCGATATAAAATCTATTCTCCTTATGAAGAAAAAAATAAGTGGTTAAGCAATACAAACAAAACAGACGTGCAAGGATATAACCAACTCCCGAATAATGGTGAGAGACTTATAATTACTTCTTCCCTTAAAGATGTTATGTGTTTACATGCTGCAGGTTATCATTCGATAGCTATGCAAAGTGAAATGCAAATACCTGATAAAAAATTAATAAGTGAGCTAAAAAAAAGATTCAACACAATAGAAATTTTATATGATAATGATTTTACTAAACTAGGTAATCCTGGCCAAACTATGGCTAAGAAAATCTGTGACTTGTATGGTTTAAATAACATCTGTTTACCGAAAACATTTGAGTCTAAAGATCCATCTGACTTAATATCTAAGGAAAACAGTTTTAATGAACTTAAATTTATATTAAATGACAAGAGATGAAATTATTGAAAAATTTAGAACACGTAAAGGATTTTTAAAAAAAGGAGCACAATGGTTAGCAGATAAATGGGATATAGATATAGCCATTATTAAAGAATGTAAAAAACTTGTAACCTCTGAAGAATGGGTACAAGAACGTATGAATAATGATAATGGTCACGAATTAAGCCAAAGTCAAGCTTTTCAAAAACATTTATTAGATAATGGTTTAACTATGGCGGACGTAAAGTCTGTTAAATTTTGGCAAAACTTTAATGGAGAACAAAGATATAGTATAGTAACACATAACCAATGGCATGAACAGCCCCAAGTTAAAGACGAGTTACTTAAATATATAAAAACAAGATCAATTAAAGTACCAAAACTTAAATATAAAAAACCAAAAGATCCTATCTGCTACGAAATATCATTACCAGATATACATTATGGTAAAATAACTGATGAAGGTCCAGAAGCATTAGAAAAACATTATCTAAAAGCTATTCAAGATTTACATAGAAAAGCGGACGGTTTAGAAATTGAAAGATTTCTTTTACCTGTAGGTAATGATGGACTTAATTCAGAAGGTATGAGTCGAGCTACAACTAAAGGTACACCTCAACAAGATAGTATGCGTTGGCGTCAATCTTTTAGAGGATACTGGCATTTAGTTACAAAAGCAATTGATTATTTATCACAATTTGCTCCTGTAGATGTATTAGTTGTACAAGGTAATCATGATTTTGAGCGTATGTTTTATGTTGGAGAAGTATTAGATGCTTTGTATCATAACAATAAAAATGTAAATGTAGATAATAGTTTAGAGTCACGTAAATATTATGAGTATGGTACTAATATGATTATGTTTACACATGGTGACAAAGAAAAAGCTGCGGAGCTTCCTTTACTAATTGCTACAGAAGAACCAGAAATGTGGAGTAGATGTAAAGTTAGAGAAGTACATTGTGGACATAAACATAAAGAAATGCTTAATGAATATATGGGTACTAAAGTTAGGTTTATTCCTAGTATATGTGCTAATGATACTTGGCATAAAACACAAGGTTATGTGGGAACGTTACGTTGCGGACAAGCATATATATGGAATAAGAATAGAGGACTAGAAGGTTATTTACAAACTAATATTATGAGCTATGAAGAAGAGAAAGTATGTTAGAAGAAAAGGTAGAAGTAAAGTTAAAAATGCTAGAAAATCTACATATGATGGAAAAGAATTTAAATCTAATCTTGAATTATATTGTTACAAAAGGCTTGAAGAAGAAGAAATATTAGTAGATTATGAAGAAAATACTTTTACTATATTCCCAGCTTTAGTATATCCTCAAGCTTGTTATGAGGGTACAACTAAAAAACTTTATAATAAAGGTTCTAAAATTAGACCTATAACTTATACACCTGATTTTGTAGATCCAAACGGTAAATTTATTATCGAAACAAAAGGCTATGCAAATGAGTCTTTTCCTTTAAGATGGAAATTATTTAAAAAACATCTTAAAGACAACAATCATCATTATGTACTATTTATGCCTAGAAATAAAAAGCAAGTAGATGAGATTGTTGAATTAATAAAACAATTATAAAATAAAAGAAAGATGTTCTGCCGGGACTATCCTATAAGTAAATTTTGATGTTGTACAAAACTTAAATTATTACTTGGATATAGCAATCATCTAGGGGTAGATTTAACGTGGAGGCGGAATTTTACCCCTATTCTTTTATTTAAATATAGGTTAGGGAGGTTAGTAATTTAATTTAATAACTGAGCGGTTATACTTTGAGGCGATTACAATTCCTCCCTTTCCTTTTTTATTACTATATTATGAAAAATCCAAGAAGAACGGCTAAGCAAAAAAAATTATTGGGTGAAAAAGTAGTTAAATATTATTTTGATAATCCAAATGCTAATAGCTATAAAGAAATAAAAGAAAAATTTAAAGTTCATGAAACTGCTATACGTCAATTTATAGGTGACGAATTAGAAAGAAGACTTGAACGAAATAAAAAAATTAGAAATTATTAATTAAACACAAAAATTATGAATTACGATGACTGGAAACTATCCAATCCAATAGATGATGGATGTGGGTATAACATGATAAGCAACTGCTGTGGAGCAAATATAGACGAAGAAATTGATGTATGCTTAAATTGCAATGAACATTGCGAGGCTATAGAAGATTATGAATATGAGGCTGCTAGAAAAGAAGCATATAAAGAAATGCAAGCTGACGGAGAAAGAGACGAAGGCTTATGATAAAAAAGATTACTAGAAAGTCTATGCTTATTAGACCTTCAGGTAGATCTACAGATTTTATTAGTCCAAGCTTTGGTTATGGTTGTTTATACAACTGTTCTTATTGCTATATGAAAAGACATAAAGATAATGGTCTTGACGTAGCAACTAATACAGGAGATATATTGACAGCTATAAATAACCATGCTTATTTTACACCTGTAGATAAACCTAATCAGACACACGCAGAGTATACAACATATGACATAAGCTGTAACGAAGACTTTGCTCTGCATGCAAAACACCATGAGTGGGAAAAGGTATTTAAATTCTTTAAAGATCATCCTGTAGCTATGGGTAGTTTTGCTACTAAATATGTAAATCCTAAACTATTATCATTTGACCCTCAAGGCAAAGTTCGTATAAGGTTTAGTCTTATGCCACAACATAAGTCAGATTTACATGAACCTAGCACATCTAAGATTATAGATAGAATAAAAGCTATTGATACATTTATAGATGCTGGCTACGATGTGCACGTTAATTACAGCCCCATTATAGTATATGAAGGTTGGTTAGAAGATTATAAAAATTTATTTAATTTGGTAAATACTTATGTAAAAAATAAAAACAAGGTATTATCAGAATGTATTTTTCTTACACATAATTTTAAAAAGCACACAATTAATCTAAGTAAGCATCCAGAAACAGAAATAGATTTATGGGTCCTTACTAAACAAGAAGTTAAACGTTCTCAATATGGTGGAGAAAATATACGATATAAACTTGGAATGAAAGCTGAGTATATAAAACAATTTAAACAATTACATAACCAGATTATACCTTGGAATACAATTAGGTATATCTTTTAAATCAATTAAACATGCGAACAGTGCAAGATCAACTCTCTAGAGTATCAAAAACATTGATATTCACGGAGCCTTTCTACGGTATATTTCTTATTGGAATGCAAAAAGAATTCAGTAAGGATATAGATACCGCAGGTGTAGGAAAACACGGCATAGGAATGCGGCTTGTAATAAATCCGGATTTCTTTACAGAACTTAGTGAACCACATCAACAAGGCTTGCTAAAACATGAGCTATTACATATAGCTTTTGGTCATATTATAATGGCAGATAAATATCCTAATAAAAAGTTATTTAATATAGCAGCTGACATAGAAATTAATCAATACATAGATCGTAAAATGTTGCCAGCTGGCGGATTAACTTTGGATACGTTTAAAGATCTTAATTTACCAAAGAGAGCTGGTACGAATAAGTATTACAAGCTATTAGAACAAACTATGGATAAAAATGGTAATAGTGATAATGAAGCATTACAGTCTATTTTAGATCAAATGGATGGTAACAGTCAATATGATCATAAGTTATGGGAAGAAGTTACAAATCTTCCTGAAGCAGAGAAGAAACTAGTGCAAAAGCAATACGAGCATCAAATGAAGACTACTGCAGAAGAGATCCAAAAGAAGCACGGTGACATACCGGGGGAATTAGCAGAGATTATTGAAAGGTTATTTGTTATACCTCCTGCTAAATTCAATTGGAAACAGTATCTTAAAAGGTTTATTAGTAACGCATCTAAAATCTATACTAAAAAGCTTAGGCGTAAGAATAATAAGCGTTATGCAGGTAACCCGGGTCTTAAGATTTTT